ATGCTTGAGATACGCCAAGAGCTGGGCAAGACCAGCACCAAAAAGTATGACGCTATTGAGGCCGCTGTGTGCCCGGATGGCCGTGTCCGTGGGCTGCTCCAATTCTACGGGGCGAACAGGACGGGGCGCTGGGCGGGCCGTCTGGTGCAGGTCCAGAACTTGCCCCGCACCTACACAGAGCCGCTGCCGCTGGCCCGTGAGCTGGTGGAGCACCGCAAGCTGGATGCCCTCCGGCTGATCTATGGCTCTGTGCCTGACACCCTCAGCCAGCTCATCCGCACCGCTTTTGTGGCCCCGGAGGGGCATGTCCTCATTGACGCTGACTTTTCGGCCATTGAGGCCCGTGTCATCTCCTGGCTGGCCGGTGAGCAATGGCGGCTGGAGGTGTTCAGGACCCACGGCAAAATCTATGAGGCCTCTGCCTCTCAGATGTTCGGCGTGCCCATTGAGCTCATCAAAAAAGGCAATCCAGAGTATGCCCTCCGGCAAAAGGGCAAGGTGGCAGAGCTGGCCCTGGGCTACCAGGGCAGCACCGGCGCACTCATCAACATGGGGGCCTTGGACATGGGCATCCCGGAGGAGGACCTGCCGGACATCGTGAGCCGCTGGCGTGAGGCCAACAAGCGCATCCGTGACCTGTGGTATTCCATGGACAACGCTGCTGTGCAGGTCATCACCCAGGGCGGCCGTGTGGGCATCAATGGCCTGCTGCTGGCCCGTGAGTATGACTATGACAACGGCGTGGACTGCCTCACCATCCGGCTCCCCTCAAGCCGCAAGCTCTACTATGTGAGCCCCAGCATCGGTGAAAACCAATGGGGCAACCCCTCCATCTCCTACATGGGCATGGACCAGAAAACCAAACGGTGGAAACGCATCGAAACCTACGGCGGCAAGCTGGTGGAAAACTGCGTCCAAGCCATTGCCCGTGACTGCCTGGCGGACACCATTGAGCGCCTGGAGGCATCCGGCCTGCCGGTGGTGTTCCACATCCATGATGAGGTGGTCATTGACACCGCCCCCTGGGCCGATGATGACACCATGCTGGACACGGTGGTCAACATCATGCGCCAGCCTATCCCGTGGGCCTCTGATCTGCCGCTCAACGCTGATGGCTGGGTGGGCACATTCTTCAAGAAAGACTAAATAACTGACGAGCCCCCCCCGCTACCAATGCGGTGGTGGGCTGAGGGAGGCTTTTATGCAAATCCTTGTTGCCTGCGAGGAAAGCCAGGCGGTCACCATAGCTTTGCGAAAGCTGGGCCATGAGGCATACAGCTGTGACCTCATCCCATGCTCCGGCGGCCACCCTGAGTGGCACATCCAGCAAGATGTGCTCCCTCTGCTCAATGGCTACTGCTTTTTCAAAACCTGTGACGGCTCCGCACATTATGTGCTGGGGCAGTGGGACATGCTCATTGCTTTCCCGCCCTGCACCTATCTTTCCAATGCCGGGGCCTGCCGCCTATATCCTCAAAAGGGACAGCTTGACCTGGAGCGCTACCAAAAAGGGCTGGAGGGCAAAGCCTTTTTTATGAGGTTTCTGACCGCAGAGTGTCCCAGAATTGCCGTTGAAAATCCAGTGTCAAGCAAGGTTTTCCAAATGCCGCCCCATTCCCAAGAAATCCAGCCCTGGCAGTTTGGCCACCCCGTCACTAAAAAGACCCGCTTGTGGTTGATCGGACTGCCCCTTTTGGTGCCCACGGACATTGTGGGGCCGCAAGGCCCCTATGTTCCTGCTGGCACGGGACGGAAAGACAAGAGCAAGTATGGGGCCGCAAAGCGTGGCCAGGATGCTATCAATAGGGCCAAAACTTTCCCCGGCATAGCCGCCGCAATGGCGGAACAATGGGCCAGGCCCGTGACTACTTAATAATCAGCCCCCCCCCGCTGTTTGCGGAGGCGGGGCGTGGGAGGCTACATGCAATTCAAGCGTGAAAAATGGGAGCTGCGGCAGATGCAAGCCATGCCGTTGCGGCTCAAAATCCAAATGACAGCCCAGCGTATTGAAAGCTGGTATGAGTATTGGGATAGCTATAACATCCGCTGGGAGGATGATGGCCCGCCGGGTGTCTGCCTCTCTTTCAGCGGTGGCAAGGACAGCACCGTGCTCCGGCACATTCTGAAAAACCACTGCATTGCGGTGTATGACTGCCCGGTGGTGTTTGTTGACACCGGCCTGGAATACCCAGAGGTCCGCAACTTCGCCATACATAATGCGGATGTGGTGCTCCGGCCTAAAATGAATTTTCGGCAGGTCATCCTCAAGTATGGCTACCCGGTCATTGGCAAAAACCAGGCCCGCTACATCCGGGACCTGCAAAATGCCCACGGCCAGAATGATGCCACCGTCAACCTGCGCTTGACCGGCTACAACCGGGCAGGCCAGTATTGTCCCACTATGAAATTGGCAGACAAGTGGCAATTCCTCAGAGGGGCCCCGTTCAAAATCTCTGAGCAGTGTTGCGATGTGATGAAAAAGGAGCCCTTGCGGCGCTACCAAAAAGAAACCCGCCGGATGCCCATTGTGGGAACGATGTGCACCGAAAGCCAAAGCCGTGAGAAATCCTGGCTGATGAATGGGTGCAACGCCTTTGAGGCCAAATATCCGCAGTCCCGGCCCATGTCTTTCTGGACTGAAAATGATGTGCTCATGTACCTGTTTCTCTATGATGTGCCCTATGCCTCAGTGTACGGGGACATCCGATGCAGATTTAAGGGCGAGGAGTGTACCCCGGAGGATGCAAGGCGGATGCTGCTGTCAGATCGGCCAGCGGATGACTACACCTGGGAAAACAATTTTGAGTTTTACACCACCGGCGTGAGCCGTACCGGCTGCATGTTCTGTGCCTTTGGGGCCCACCTTGAGAGCTGCCCCAACCGTTTCCAGCAGATGCAGGTGTCCCATCCCAAGCAATATGACTATTGTATGCGCCCGGTGGACCAGGGCGGCCTTGGCATGGCTAAGGTCCTGGACTACATCGGCGTGGACCACTAAGGAGGACCGTGACACATGAAAATCATCAATCCCCATACCGAAATCCTCACCCCGCTGGATGGCCAGGCCATCCTCCAGCACATTGAGCTGTGCGGGCGGGTCTGCTACAAGTCTGAGGACAAAATCACCGACACCAGCGCCGCCAAGTTTGTGGCGGGCATCATCAAGCGTGGCCATGAGGCCGTCCTGGAGCACTTTGACATCACGGTCAAGTTTGTGTGTGACCGGGGTGTGTCCCATGAAATTGTCCGGCACCGCATGGCCTCCTACTGCCAGGAGAGCACCCGCTACTGCAACTATTCCAAGGATGCTTTTGGCAGTGAAATCACTGTCATCCGCCCCTCTTTTCTGACGGAGGGCACACCGGGCTGGCAGTATTGGAAAGTGGCTTGCAGAATGGCTGAAAAGTCATATTTTGAGCTGCTGGACTGGGGCTGCACCCCGCAAGAGGCCCGTGCTGTTCTGCCCACATGCCTCAAGACTGAGGTGGTGATGACGGCCAACCTGCGGGAATGGCGGCATTTCTTCAAGCTGCGGACCGCCCCGGCGGCACACCCGCAGATGCGTGAGGTGGCCATCCCGCTGCTCCACCAGATGCGCTCCCAGGTGCCGGTCATCTTTGATGACATTGAGGAGGACACCCATGAAACTGTGTGACCGCTGCCCCCAGGCTGGCTCTTGCCTGTTGAACTATCTGGGCAAGGCCTGCCACAAGCTCCGTATGCAGGAGTGCCCGGATGTGGTCCCCACCACGCCGGGCGCTGCCGGAGGGGCAACAAACAATGAACAGAAAAGAGCGGCGAAACCTGCAACGCCAAGGTGTGCAGGTGCCCAAAGACCCCACGCTCAACATCAAGCTCTCCGCTCTGGGTAAGTCCATTATGACCCCGGAGATGCGGGCGGCCATGATGCACGAAATCAACCAGCAGTGCCTTGAGAAAGATGACTTGCTGGCCCTGGATGTGGACTGCATGGTGCTCTGGACACTGCACCAGCACCTTGGCTTTGGGGTCAAGCGGCTCCATGACTTCTATCTGGCGATGGCCGCAGAGCACCGCCGGATGCGTGAATTTTATGAAATGGATGACCTGTACCCGGAACGGCTCAAGCTCAAGGAGCTGGGTGCAGATGTCGAACAATGGCAAAAGGAGGTGCTGGCCAATGAGCCCCAAACCCTGGGAAAACGCTGAGGGATATGTAGACCCTACGGCATACAACGCCATCAAGAAAGTGTCCGCAGAGGAGCATGAGGCGCTGGATGCCAAGGTCAACACCCTCATCAAGGTCCTCAAGTTTATCATTGCGGAAAGCGGCTTTGAGCTGGCGGCCCGCATTGAGCTCCGGGACCGCAAGACAGGGAGGTTTTTTAGATGACCAAATGTGAAACGGCAATCTGCCAGCTTGCAGTGAATGTCTACGGCAAGACCAGCCAGTGCACGGTCTGCATGGAGGAAATGGCGGAGCTCACCAAGGAGCTCTCCAAAAACCTCCGTGGCCAGGACAACACCGCCCACATTGCTGAGGAGATCGCTGATGTTGAGATTATGCTGGAACAGCTCAAGCTCATGTTCAGCATCCGTGATGAGGTGACCCAGCAGCGCACGGCCAAGCTCCAGCGGCTTGACAACCGCATTTCTCAATCCCTGACACATCCGAAACCGTGAGGTGTGACCCATGCAATTTGACCGCAAAATAACCATCTCCGCCGGTAGCAGCCGGAGGGCCATGGTCTGGCAGGCACAAACCCTGCTCATCTCTGAGCTGTGGGCAAAGCTCCAGACCCCCGCCAGAGGCACTGAGCCCCTGGCAGAATATCTGAATATGAAAAAGGCCCAGCAGGATGACCTCAAGGATGTGGGCGGCTTTATGGCTGGCACGCTGTCCGGCCCCCGCCGCAAGGCCAACAATGTGACCGGGCGTGATGTCATCACGCTGGACCTGGACAACATCCCATCCGGCGGCACGGAGGATGTCCTGCGCCGTGTTGAGGGGCTGGGCTGCGGCTATTGCATCTATTCCACCCGCAAGCACAGCCCAGCGGCACCCCGCCTGCGTGTTCTGCTGCCGCTGGACCGCACGGCCTCAGCGGATGAATATGAGCCCATTGCCCGCAAGATGGCGGAGTACATAGGCCTGGAGCTCTGTGACCCCACCACTTTTGAGGTGTCCCGTCTGATGTACTGGCCAAGCTGCTGCTCAGACAGCCAATACATCTATGTGTGGAAAGACAAGCCCCTGCTGTCCGTCAAGGGCCTGCTGGGCCAGTATGAGGACTGGCGTGACTGTACCCTCTGGCCCCAGGTGCCCGGCGCCCAAAACTTGCCCACTAAGCTGGCAGTCAAGCAGGGTGACCCGGAGGCCAAAAACGGTGTTGTGGGCGCTTTCTGCCGCACCTATGACATCTACCGTGCCATGGATGAGCTCATCCCCGGCATGTATGAGCCGGTGGAGAGTATGCCGGGCCGCTACACCTACCTGGGCGGCTCCACCACCGGCGGCGCTGTCATCTATGACAGCGGCAAGTTTCTCTACTCCCACCACGCCACTGACCCGTGCAGCGGCAAGCTGGTGAACGCCTTTGACCTGGTGCGCCTGCATCGCTTTGGTGACAAGGACGATGAGGCCCAGCCGGGCACTCCCACCAACCGCCTGCCCTCCTACCGTGCCATGTGCGAACTGGCCACGCAAGACCCCGATGTGTCCGCCCTGATGAGCCAGGAGCGCTACCAGGAGGCCGTCAAGGACTTTGAGGGCGTGGAGGCCACCAACGATGCGGAGCCCGCCAACTGGATGGACCGGCTGGAGATCAACAGCCAGACCGGCCTCCCCAAGGCCACCATTGATAATGTCTGGATTATTCTTGAGAATGACCCGCTGCTCAAGGGCAAGTTTGCCCTCAACCAGTTTGCGGGCCGTGGTGAGGTGCTGGATGCGCTCCCCTGGAACGCCTCCGCCAAGCGCCGCCTCTGGGATGACAATGACAACAATGGCCTCTACTGGTACATGGAAAAGGTCCACCACATCACCGGCAACGGCAAGATTGACGGGGCCCTCTCCCTCCATACCACACAGCACGCTTTCAATGAGGTCCAGGACTACCTCCAGAGCCTCAAGTGGGACGGCGTGCCCCGGCTGGACACCCTTTTCATTGACTACTTGGGGGCGGAGGACAGCCCATACACCAGAGCGGTGACCCGCAAGGCTTTCACCGCCGCCGTCACCCGTGCCATGGTGCCCGGCAGCAAGTATGACAACATGCTCATCCTGGCCGGGCCCCAGGGCATTGGCAAGAGCACCCTGCTGGATAAGATGAGCCGGGGCTGGTTTAATGACAGCATCCGCACCTTTGAGGGCAAGGAGGCCTCTGAGCTTTTGCAGGGTGTCTGGCTGGTGGAGATCGGTGAGCTGGACGCTTTCCGCAAGACGGATGTGGCGTGCATCAAGCAGTTTCTCTCCCTGCGCTCTGACCGTTTCCGTGCGGCCTATGGCCGCCATGTCAAGGAGCTGCCCCGGTGCTGTGTGTTCTTCGGCACCACCAACACCTCTGACTACCTGCGGGACCGCACCGGCAACCGGCGTTTCTGGCCGGTGGATGTGGGCCTGGCCCCGGCGGCCAAAAGCGTCTGGACTGATCTGCCCGGAGAAATTGACCAGCTCTGGGCTGAGGCTGTGGTCCGCTGGCAGACGGGAGAGCCGCTTTTCCTCAAAGGGGAAATTGAGGCCGCCGCTAAGGAGGCCCAGGAGGCCCACCGTGAGGTCAACACCCGTGAGGGCATCATCCTGGACTTTCTGGAGCGCCCGGTGCCGGAGGACTGGCAGAACTGGCCGCTTGACCGCCGCCGGATGTTCTGGGGCGGCGCTGTGCAGGGAGATGTCAAGCTGGTGCCCCGTGACCGTGTGTGTGCTCTGGAGGTCTGGTGTGAGGCCCTGGACGGCAAGCAGCGGGATATGAGGTACAGCGACACGGCAGAAATCAACAGCATCATTGAGGCCAGCGCCTTGTGGGAAAGGGCCAGGGGCTCCCTGCGCTTTGGCTACTGCGGCAAGCAGCGGGGCTTTCAAAAAGTACGGCTTTGACCCGGAACATTGCCCGGAACATTTGAGATTTTCAGATGTTCCAATGTTCCGGGCAGGTGGAACATGTTCCGGGCAATGTTCCGGCAAATGTTCCGGGCAAAACCCTTGCGCCGCAAGGCTTTTAGGCTAAGTGGAACATTGGAACATTCATTTTCTATATTAGGGTAAAAGAGAGGATTTAGAGAGAATAGAGAAAAATAAAACTCTCTAAACCGCCTGTTTGCGCTACATACACGCGCGAATGTTCCACTGTTCCGAAAGGAGGAAATCCATGAAAGAAAGCTATATTGAGAGCTACCTTGTTCGCAAGGTGAAAGAGCACGGTGGCCTCTGCTATAAGTTTGTGTCACCCGGAAATCCCGGCGTGCCTGATCGACTGATAATCACCCCCACCGGCAAGACCATCTTTGTTGAACTGAAAACGGAGGTGGGCAGGCTGGCCAAAGTCCAGAAATGGCAGCGGAGTGAGATGGAGAAACGGGGGGCGGACTGCCGGGTGCTGTTTGGGATGGACGCAGTAAAGGACTTTTTGAGGGAGGTTTTCCCCGCATGAAATATGTGCCGCATGACTACCAGGTCTATTGCATCCAGCGTGTAGTTGAGGACCCTGCCGTTGGGCTGTTTCTCCGTCCCGGCCTTGGCAAAACGGTCATCACTCTGTCAGCGGTCAATATTCTCAAGTATTTTCGCTGGCAGGTGCAAAAGGTCCTGGTAGTGGCCCCCAAAAAGGTGGCAGAGGCCACCTGGAGCAAGGAGGCCGCCAAGTGGGACCACCTCCAGCACCTCCGCACCTCTGTGGTGCTGGGCAGCGCCACCAAGCGCATCAAGGCCCTCAACACCCCGGCGGACATCTATGTCATCAACCGGGAAAATGTGGAGTGGCTGGTGGACTACTACAAACAGGCCTGGCCCTTTGACATGGTGGTGCTTGATGAGAGCACCAGCTTTAAGAACAGCCAGAGCAAGCGCTGGAAAGCCATGAGGCGGGTGCGGCGTTTCATCAAGCGGATGGTCCTGCTGACCGGCACGCCGTCCTCTAAGGGCCTTATTGACCTGTGGGCACAAGTTTACCTGCTGGACTGCGGAGAGCGCCTGGGGCAATCTCTGAGCGCCTACCGTGAGCGTTATTTTGACCCTGACCAGCGGAGCCGCACACAGATTTTCTCTTACAAGGCCAAAGACGGTGCGGAGAGCGCTGTGTTGGATGCCATTTCTGACATCTGCATCTCCATGAAAGCGGAGGACTACCTGGAGCTGCCGGACTTCATCCAGCATGAGGTGCCGGTGCTGCTGGATGCCAAAGCCCGCCGGGCCTATGACCAGTTTGAGCGTGACCTGCTGCTGGAGGTGGATGAGGATGTCATCACCGCCGCCTCTGCCGCTGTCCTTGTGGGAAAACTCCTACAAATGTGCAACGGCGCTGTGTATAGCAATGATGGCCACATCGTGCCGGTCCATGACTGCAAGCTGGAGGCCTATCTGGAGCTGCTGGAGCAGTTGAACGGAGAGCACTGTCTGACTTTCTACGGCTACCAGCATGACCGTGACCGCATCCTGGAGGCGCTGAAAAAGCACCGCAAGGACCTCCGGGTGAGGGTCTACAAGACCGTGGAGGATGAGGAGGCCTGGAACAACGGAGAGGTTGATGTGCTGCTGGTGCATCCGGCCTCCTGTGCCTACGGCCTCAACCTCCAGGCAGGCGGCCAGCATGTGGTGTGGTATGGCCTCAACTGGTCCTTTGAGCTGAATGACCAGGGCAACTGCCGCCTATACCGGCAGGGCTCCCCCTATGACAAGGTTTTCGTCCACTATCTTGTGGTGCAGGGCTGCCAGGATGAGGATGTCATGGCTACGGTGCGAGATCGCCAGGACACCCATGAGGCCGTCATGTCCGCACTCAAGGCCAGAATTAAGCGAGTAAAGGAGAGCACAAAATGAGCGATAATTTGAATATCAAACTGCTGAAACAGCACGCCGCCATCCTGGAAACGGCCCTCCAGACCGTCAACAATGTGTCTAAGAGCATCACGGAGGAGGCAGCGGCCCTGGATGCGGAGCTTGCGCCGGTCCAGGATGCCACGGATGCGCTGGTGGCCTGCGAGAGGGCCCAGGAGCGTGCCCGCTTTGCTGAGGCAAAACTGAGCAAGGCCGTGGCGGACCTGCGCTTTGTCATGGCCGGTGGTGACCCCTGCCGGGTGTGTGCCGTCAAGTGCACCTTTGGTGAGGGCAACTGCAAACCCGTGTGGCGTGGAGAGGCTGGTGCTGATTTGTGACTTTGAAAGAACTGTCCCAGCTTTACTACCTCAACCGGGAGATCGAGATGGACAAAAAGCGCCTCCTTGAGCTGGAGGCCAGGGCGGTGTCCTGTTCGTCAGATCTGTCTGGGATGCCCCGGAGCCCTGGCGTGGGGGACCGTGTAGGCCGCTATGCGGCGGAGATCGTGGACCTCAAGGGCATCATTGAGGCCAAACTCCAGCAGTGCATCTATGAGCGCAACCGTTTGGAGAGGTACATCACCACCATTGAGGACAGCCTCCTCCGGCAGGTTTTCACATATCGCTTTGTGAATGGACTGCCGTGGCAGCAGGTAGCCGCATGTATCGGCGGGAGCAACACCGCTGACGGCGTGCGGATGATGTGCAACAGGTACATCAAGGCCACGGAGCCGGAAACGGATGACGGCACAGAGCTCCAACTGTAACTTGTTCGTTCTGTTCGGTGTTCCTGTGGTACACTATATCCTGCGGGTAGTGCCTCAAGATGATGCAATACCTCCTTGGTTGAACAGCGGCAAGGTGACGGATGATGAAACCCAGACCCTTGCCGCTGTTTCATTCTAACGATTTTTTAGAGCCGTCCGATGAGGGCGGCTTTTACTATGTGATGGGGTGGTGAGATGGCAAAGCTGACTGAAAAGCAAAAGCGATTTGTGCAGGAGTACCTTGTGGACCTCAATGCCACGGCGGCCGCCAAGCGTGCCGGATATAGCGAAAAAAGCGCCTCCCGGATAGCCGTGGAACTACTCAATAAAACTCAAGTTTCTGCCGAAATCCAAAAGCAGCAGGCCAAGCGTCAAAAGCGGGTGGAAATCACCCAGGAAAAAGTGCTTGAGGAGCTGGCTGCAATCGCCTTTGCCAACGGTGCTGACTTCGCCACTGTCAACCAAAATGGCATTGTCCGCATCACCCCCACCTCTGAGCTGCCGGATGAAAAGCGCAAGGCCATTGCCTCCATCAAGGAGGGGCAATGGGGCACGGAGGTCAAGGTGCACGATAAGGTCAAGGCCCTGGAGCTGCTGGCCAAGCACCTGGGCATGTTCGACAGCAAGAACGGCGGCAGCGAGGCCCCAGAGAACAACATCTTTGAGGTCATTGACCAGAGCACCAGAGAGGAGATAGACACGGATGAAATACCAGAGATTGAGCACCCGGCAAAATCTGGCCATGACCTGGTGGAATAGGCCCGGCTTTGAGGTCTATGACGGCATCATCTGTGACGGCTCCATCCGCTCCGGCAAGACGGTGGCCATGACGGTGGGCTTTATCATGTGGGCCATGACCCGCTTTGACGGCTGCAATTTTGCCATCTGCGGCAAGACCATTGAGAGCCTGCGCCGCAATGTGACAAGCAACCTGCCCGTCTGGCTGGCGGGCGTTTTCTCTTTCAAGGAGCACCGCACTGAAAACAAAATCGTGGTGAGCGCCAACGGCAAGAGCAACAGCTTTTACCTGTTCGGCGGCAAGGACGAAAGCAGCGCCGCACTCATCCAGGGCATCACGCTGGCAGGCATCCTGCTGGATGAGGTGGCCCTGATGCCGGAGAGCTTTGTCAACCAGGCCACGGCCCGTTGTTCCGTTGAGGGGGCCAAGCTGTGGTTTAACTGCAACCCGGAGGGCCCCAGCCATTGGTTTTATACCAAGTGGGTGCTGGAGGCCAGCAAGCGGAAAATGCTGCACCTGCATTTCACCATGGATGACAACCTCAGCCTCTCCGCCGCAGTCAAGGCAAGGTATGAGAGCCTTTACTCCGGCGTTTTCTATGATCGCTTTATCCGGGGCCTGTGGGTGGTGGCGGAGGGGCTCATCTACACGATGTTCAACAAGGACTTTCATGTGGTGCCCAGCGTCCCCAGGCCCTATGAAAAGTACATGATGTCCTGCGACTACGGCACCATCAACCCCACCAGCATTGGCCTCTGGGGCAAGGCTGGCGGCAAGTGGTACAGGATGCGGGAGTATTACTATGACAGCCGCAAGGAGGGCCGCCAGCGCACCGATGAGGAGCACTACACGGAGCTGGAGCGCCTGGCTGACGGTCTGCATGTGTCCGCCATCATCGTGGACCCATCGGCGGCCTCTTTCATTGAGGTCATCCGCCGCCATGACCGCTACCGTGTAGAAAAGGCCTCCAACTCCGTGCTGGACGGCATCCGCAATGTGGCCACCCGGCTCCAGAGCGGTGACATCTTTTTCTGTGACTGCTGCACGGACTGCATCCGTGAGTTTGGGATGTATCGCTGGGATGAAAAAGCCCAGATGGACCGTCCCATCAAAGAAAATGACCATAGCATGGACGATGTGCGCTACTTCGTGCATCGTGTCTATGCGCCTGATCTGATTAGCTTTAAGTGAGGTTTTACTGTGCGAGTTTCTGTGTTGGGTGTGCAATATGCTGTGGAATATCGGACAAGGGCCCAAGACCCTGAGCTTGAGGCAGCAGATTGTGATGGCTACTGTGACACCAGCATCAAGTTATGCGTGGCCCGTAAATATACGGCGGCAGAGCGAAAAGAGCCCGGCAGCAAGAAATGCCTGGATGACTACATGCGTAAGTGCATGAGGCATGAACTGGTCCACGCTTTTCTTTATGAGAGCGGCCTGAGCATCAATAGCCTCTCACCGTCTGGCTGGGCCTCTAATGAGGAAATGACGGACTGGATGGCTATACAAGGGCCGAAACTTTATGATGCTTGGAAACAGGCAAAATGTTTGTGAGGTGAGAAACCAATGGTGACACTCAATCTGAGGGATGACTGCAATGGCCGTGTGGCCACTAATTTCAAACGGGGCATGACGGACAAGCGCTTTCTGGAGCTTGAAATCACCGCATGGCTCACCAGCCCGGAGCGCAAAAAGCAGCTTGAGGGCGAGGCCTACTATGACGGCTACCAGGATGTGACCCACCGGGAACGCCTGGCGCTGGATGAGGACGGCAAGCCCATTGTGCTCAAGAACTTGCCCAACAACCGGCTGGTCAACAACCTCTATTCCAAAATGGTGGACCAAAAGACCAACTACTCCTTTGGCCGTCCGCTGTCCTTTGACACCGAAAACAAGGAGTATGCCAAGGCCCTGGGCTCCGTGTTTGGGGCCCGTTTCCTGCGTACCATGCACAATGTTGGTGAGGGCGCATGGATTGGCGGCAAGTCCTGGCTCTATCCCTACTACGAAAACGGGGAGCTGGCTTTCCGGCGCTTTCCTGCGGATGAGGTCCTGCCGTTCTGGGCGGACGCTGACCACACCATCCTGGACGCTGCTGTCCATGTCTATGTGGTGCAGGAATACGATGAGGCCGAACACGCCAAGGATGTGGTCAAGGTGGAGGTCATGCACGGCGGCGGTGTGGACTGTTTCATCCGCACGGATGACGGCGTGCTGGAGCCGGACAGCTTTGCCTACTCCGGCCCCTACATCATCACCCAGCAGGACGATGAAACCGGCAAAGTGGAGGGCTACAACTGGGAGCGCATCCCGTTGGTGTGCTTTAAGAGCTCCCACCATGAAATCCCCCTCCTCTCCAAGGTCAAGTGCCTCCAGGATGCCTACAACAACATCCTGAGCAACTTTGCCAACCAGATGGAGGAGGACATCCACACCACCATCCTGGTCATCAAGAACTATGACGGTGAGGACCTGGGCACATTCCGCCGCAACCTGGCCACCTATGGTGCCATCAAGGTGCGGTCCTATGAGGGGGCTGAGGGCGGCGTGGACACTCTGGAAATCTCCGTCAACGCTGAAAACTACAAGACCCTGCTGGCCCTGCTCAAGGATGCCATCATTGAGAACGCCAGAGGCTATGATGCCAAAGATGACCGCATGAGCGGTGACCCAAACCAAATGAACATTCAGAGCATGTACTCTGACATTGACCTGGATGCCAACGGCATTGAAATGGAGTTTCAGGCCAGCATGGAGGAGCTGCTTTGGTTTATCAACAAGCACCTGGCCAACACCGGCGGCAGGAGCTTTGAGGGCGAGGATGTCACAGTCATCTTTGACCGGGATGTGCTCATCAACGAAACGGAGGCCATCAACAACTGCAAGAACTCCGTGGGCATCCTCTCTGATGAAACCATCGTCAAGATGCACCCCTGGGTCACTGACCCGGAGCAGGAGCTCCAGCGCATCAAGGATGAGAAAGAGGAGGCCATGCAGGCTGACCCCTACCAGGCCGCTTTTCTGGCCAACCGCAACCAGCCGCCGGTAAACAATGAGGGTGGTGGCGATGGCAAGACAGACTAATGCCGCCTACTGGGCCCAGCGCATGAAAAACATGGAGGATGCGCTGCTGGACCAGTCCTACTCCTATGTGGAAAACCTTGAAAAGCAGTTTGCCGCCGCCCAAGCTGAGATTGAGCGGCAGATGGCCCGCTGGTATCAGCGCTTTGCCACCAACAATGAGATTGACCTGGCAGAGGCCAAGCGGCTGCTCAATTCCAAGGAGCTCAAGGAGTTTCACTGGACCGTGGCTGAGTACATCGCCTATGGTGAGCAAAACGCCATTGATGGTGCCTGGATGAAACAGCTTGAGAACGCCAGCGCCAAGGTGCACATCTCCCGGCTGGAGGCTCTAAAGCTCCAGCTCCAGCAGCAAGCAGAGGTCCTATACTCCAACCAACTGGACTATGTGGATGCCGCCGCCCGCAAGATGTATGAGGGCAGCTACTACCACACGGCCTTTGAACTGCAAAAGGGGCTGGGCGTGGGCTGGACCATGCAGGCCATCAATGAGGAAACTATCACCAAGGTGCTCTCCCGCCCCTGGACCACGGACAACCAGACTTTCCGTGATCGGTGCTGGACAAACAAGCAGAGCCTTGTGAACAGCGTCAACACCCAGCTCACGCAAATGGTCATCCGGGGCGAGGCCCCGGACCGAGCTATTTCGGCCATCTCCAAGCAGTTTGATGTGTCCAGGGCAAAGGCTGGCCGCCTGGTGATGACGGAAAGCGCCTATTTCTCCAGCGCCGGGCAAAAGGACTGCTACAAGGCCCTGGATGTGGAGCGCTACAAAATCGTGGCCTCCTTTGACAAGGACACTTGCAGCTTGTGTGCCGACATGGACGGCAAGGTTTTCAAGATGTCAGAGTACCAGGTGGGGCTCACCGCTCCACCGTTTCATCCGTGGTGCCGGTGCTGCACCTGCCCCTACTTTGAGGACATGGACGGCATGGGTGAACGCTATGCCCGTGACGCTGTGACGGGTGAGCGTTTCAAGGTGCCCGGCAACATGACCTATGGCCAATGGAAAGCCCAGCAGGATGCTCTCCATGGTCAAGGAACTGTTGATAAGATGCAGAAAATCAGCTATAATGAAACCGCTGACAGAGCCCAGTTTGAAAAGTACAAGGAGCGCCTGGGTGCGGATGCACCCCGCTATTTCAAGGACTTCCAAGCCTTGAAATATGACCGTGCTGCCGAATACAAGGGCCTGGCTGGGCTCTATTCCTACAAGGGCCGTGTGCCGGAGGCCTCCAAGGCTGACTACAAGGCCTATGAGGCCGTAAAGGCAACCGGCGTGCCCGGTTCTGTCCGGGTGCCCGCCAAGCCCATTGAGGTTGATGAGCTGGTTTTCAAGGATGCCCACGGCACGCATCACGGCTGCACGCTGGAGGATGCCAAGGGCTACATCCGGCAGGCTAAGTGCTCCATCACCCGCAAGCGCTGGGATGGCTACCACACCAATTACTACTCTTTTGAGGGTGCCGCCTATATGGATGACGAAAGCGGGAAAATCAACACCGCTTTTTCCAAAAGCGACTTTGACCCCAAGACAAAGGAGATCATGGAGGTGTTTGAGTGAAAACAGTGTATTGCCCAGTAAAGGCCGCCCAAGTCAACGGCACAGACTGCATGGTCATCTGCGATGTCGCAGACCGCCTGCTCAACCCCTCTGTGCTGCCTGGCGGCATCGACTGGAGCGAGGAACAGCGTGAGCGGTGCCTCAAGTGTCCCTACCACGCTGATCTGGAGAGCTCCGAGGAGTAACCCCTTTTTGATGTTAAAGGCATCGTGCTGAAAATGCACGGTGCTTTTTTCATACCCAAATACCGCTGGCCCGGCGGACTACAAGATGGGCACTGCAACACCGGGACTGGCCGGATAAAAAGGACAGCAGACATGCAAGGAGGTAACAATCATGTTGGAATGGCTGAAAACCGTATTGGGGGATGCGTACACCCCCGAAATTGACACGGCAGTTTCTCAGGAGATCGGCAAGGGCTTTGTGGCCCGCACCGACTTCAACACAAAGACTGCCAAGGTCACAGAGCTGGAAACCGAGGTCAAGCAGCTCCGTGAGGGTATCAAGACCCGTGACACTCAGCTCTCCGAGCTGAAAAAGTCCGCCGGTGACAATGCCGAACTGCAAAAGCAGATCGACACGCTCACCCAGCAGAACAAGGACCAGAAAGCCGCCTATGATAAGGAGCTGGCCACGGTCAAGTTGACTGCTGCGGTGGATGCGGAGCTCACCGCTGCCGGGTCCAAGAACAACATCGCCGTCCGTGCGATGCTGGCGGACTTCCTCAAGGATGCCAAGGTGGTGGATGGCAAGGTCACCTCTAAGGAGAACGGCGAAACCGTCACCCTGGGGGCCAAGGTCGAGGCGATGAAAAAGGACGCTGCTACTGACTTTATGTTTGGAGATGCGCCCAAGTATAGCGGCTGGAAACCCGGCGAGAACGGGGACGGGGGCAAGCCCGGCAGCACCAAAAAGCTGTCTGAGATGTCCTACTCCGAGCTGACCGAGTACATGGCCAAAAACCCTGACGCAAAGCTGGAATAACCCCAACAACACAATCATTTCAAGAAAGGAAGTATTGAATTATGCCTAACGCTAAGTTTGACGCAAAATCTTTCAACCCTGAGGCTTTCAAGTACATCATGGACCGCATCCCCCGCACCCGCCTCAACGAAATCCGCAAGTCCAAGGTCCTGGTGGGCAACCCGGACATCCGTGCGGTGCTGGGCACCCAGAACGGCACTGGCTATGCCCGTGTGGCCGTGCGTGGCCTGCTGGACGGTGAGGCCGTGAACTATGACGGCCAGACTGACATCACCGCCACCTCCACCAAGACCTTTGAGCAGGGCGTGGTGGTCATTGGCCGTGCTAAGGCGTGGGTGGAAAAGGACTTCTCCTTTGACATCACCGGCGGCGTGGACTTTATGAACAATGTGGCCCAGCAGGTGGCGGACTACTGGCAGGACATTGACCAGGACACCATCCTGGCGGTCCTCAAGGGCGTTTTCTCCATGACCGGCGGCAAGAGCGGTGAGTTTGTCACCAAGCACACCTACTCTGTCAACGGCAACCTGGAGGCATCCACCCTCAACAGCGCCACTGCCCAGGCCTGCGGTGACCACAAGAAAAAGTTTGCCATGATCTTCATGCACTCTGTTCCGGCCACCAACCTGGAAAACCTCAATCTGCTCACCGCTCTCAAGTACACCGACAAGGACGGCGTGACCCGTGACCTGACCCTCTACACCTGGAACGGCAAGCTGGTCATTGTGGATGACGGGATGCCTGTTGAGGCTGTTGCCGCCACCTATAAGCTGACCTCTGACACTGCCCTGGTGACCGGCAAGACCTACTACACCAAGAGTGGCACCAAGTACAACGCTGTGGCATCCCCCAGCGTGGACAACATTGCCACCTATTATGAGGTGGATGTCCCTGCCGGTGAGGAATACACCAGCTATGTCCTGGGTGAGGGCTCCATCAACTTTGAGGACCTGGGTGCTAAGGTGCCCTATGAGATGTCCCGTGACCCCGCCAAGAACGGTGGCCAGGACACCCTCTACACCCGCCAGCGCAAGGTGTTTGCCCCCAAGGGCATCTCCTACGAAAAGACCAGCCAGACCACCCTCTCCCCCACGGACGCAGAGCTGTCCGATGGTGCCAACTGGGCTCTGGTCCACTCTGGTGAGGCCACCGAGAGCCAGCGCTCCTACATCAACCACAAGGTTATCCCCATCGCCCGCATCAAGTCCAGAGGCTAAACCATGACCGTGTATGAGGCCGTGGTGTCCCGGCTGGCCATGCTGGGCTACACCGTCACGGACAATGACGAAACCGGCCTCAATTTCCTCATAGACAAGTGTGAAAAGGACATCCTGGCAGACATCAATCAAAGGGTGCTGCCGGATGGCCTTTTCTATGTCCATGTGGATATGGTGGCCGGGCAATTCCTCTATGATAAGAAAGCCGCCGGTGGTCTGGACGGGCTGGAGGGCTTTGACTTCTCCGCCCCGGCCAAGAGCATCACGGAGGGTGATGTGGCCATCACCTTTGCTGGAGCCAGTGATGGAGCCAGCAACGCTGAGGCCCGCTTTGATGCCCTGCTTGCAGGGCTCATGCACCCGCCTGAGAGCACGCTGGCGGCTTTTCGGAGGATGAGATGGTAGTGGGGAGCCCCGCCCACAAAAAGGCCGTGCAGAGCCTCTGGGTGGGCAAAGCAACCATCACCGTGCTGGACGGGGTGCTCAACCCCGCCAATGGCCGCACGGAGCCCCAGGAGCGCATCCTGGCGGCAGACATCCGCTGCCGCATTTCCCACAAGTCTGTGGTGAGTACAGAGCCCAACGAGGAGGCCGCCCAGGTGGCCCAAAGCGTGGTGCTCTACATTGACCCCTCCGTGGACATACCGGAGGGGTCTAAAATCACAGTGATCCAGAACGGCATGACCCGTGACTATGAACGGAGCGGCAAGAGCGCAGTGTATAGCTGCCACCAAGAGGTGCCGCTGGAGCTTTTCAAGGAGTGGGCCTGATGAACTGGGGAAACTGCGATTATAAGCAGCTCCAGCGCCTCCGTGACAGTCTGGTCACGCTCCAGAGCATGGACATGGACCGTTTCTGCACGGAGGTGTCAAAGGAGTTGGCCGCCCGCCTGCTGGCGCTGGTCATCCCCCGCACACCTGTGGGGCAGTACCCAAAATCCAGTGGCAAAAAGGGCGGCACCCTGCGCCGGGGCTGGACATCCAAAACCCAAGCGGATGCCGCCAGCAGAGGCGGCAGCAATGATGCGAAAGCCTACGCTGAGGCACTGCCAGTCAGAAAGTCCGGCAACGCCTACACCATTGAGGTCATCAACCCTGTGGAATACGCCAGCTATGTTGAGTTTGGCCACCGAACACGGGGCGGTGACGGCTGGGTGCCGGGCCAGTATTTCCTCACCCTGTCCGAGCAGGACCTTGAGAGGCTTGCGCCGGGCGTGATTGAGAGGAAACTGGAGGCCCTGCTGCGGGAGGTATTCAATGGCTGAAATCAATTTCAACAGCATCTATGACGGCGTGAGCCTTGCGCTCCACGCCGCTTTTCCTGCCGCCCAGGTGCATGGCGGGAATGTCAAGCAAGGGCTCAAGCCCGGAGATTTTAATGTCATCATGCCTGGTGCCGGTCACGCCAAAGAGGTGGGCCAGAGGTACAAGCGGACACCCACGGTGGATGTGATTTACTACCCCAAGGCCGGGGATGCGGAGTGCTATGGTATGGCACACCGGCTGTCCTTTGTCCTGGGGAGCATCACAACCCCGGAGGGGGACATCATCCACGCCACCGGCTGTGAGTGGACGCTGGCGGAGGATGTCCTGCATGTGCTTTTGAGCTATGACCACTTCGTCCGTGTCCCGCTGGAGCAGGAGAACATGGAAACTCTCAAAATCAATGAGGAGGGATAAGCCAATGGCAAAAACCCAGACCACGGAGGCCAATGCCGCCGCCTTTACCAAGGCGCAGTTGGTGGCCTCTCAGAGATATGTCCACCGGCGGGACCTGATCGGCGCACTGCTGGAGGATGGCAAGACCTACACCTTGAATGAGGTGGATGCGCTGATTGAAAAGTTTATGAAAGGCAAGGTGAGATAAATGGCTCTTGGCGGAGGTAACTGGCTGACCCAGAACAAGGTCCTGCCCGGCAGCTACATCAATTTCTCCAGCGTGGCAAAGGCATCCGCCACTCTGTCTGACAGAGGCTATGCGGCAGCGCCCTTTGTTCTGAGCTGGGGCCCGGAGGGTGAGGTTTTCCCCGTCACCTCTGGTGAGTTTCAGAAAAACAGCAAGGCCATCTTCGGCTATGGGTATGACCACCCCAAGCTGCTGGCCCTGCGTGAGATTTTCCAGCACGCCACCACCGTCTACTGCTGGCGGCTGGGCAACGGCGAAAAGGCAAGCTGCACCTATGCGGATGCCAAGTACCCCGGTGTGCGTGGCAATGACCTCTCTATTGTCATCGCCTCCAATGTCGATGACACCAGCGCATGGGATGTGAGCACCTACCTGGACGGCCAGTGTGTTGACACCCAGACGGTCAAGGCGGCCGCTGATCTGGTGGCCAATGACTATGTGGTTTTCAAGACCAGCGCCACGCTGGCGGCCACTGCGGGCACCAAGCTGACCGGCGGCGCTGATGATGCGGCAGTCACCGGCGAGGACCACCAGGCTTTCCTGGATAAGCTGGAGGCCTATGCTTTTAACACCCTGTGCTGCCCGGCCACGGAGAGCACCGTGGTCAACCTGTATGTCAAGTACACCCAGCGCATGAGGGATGAGGTGGGTGCCAAATTCCAGCTTGTGGCCTGGAAACCCAGCGCTGACTATGAGGGCGTGATTGGTGTGTGGAACACTGCCACCCACGCCACCATTGCCGGTGTGGACACCCAGGCGGTGGTCTACTGGGCTACTGGCGCACATGCTGGCGTGGCCGTCAACAAGTCCCTCACCAACGCCAAGTATGACGGTGAGCTCATTCTGGACACCGAATACACCCAGGCAGCGCTTGAGGCGGCCCTCAAGGCAGGCAAGTTTATGTTCCACAATGTCAACGGGGTCACCCGTGTGCTGGAGGACATCAACACCCTGCTGACCCTCTCCGACACCAAGGGAGAGGTTTTCCAGTCCAACCAGACCATCCGTGTGTGTGACCAGATCGCCAATGACACGGCGGTGCTGTTCAACACCCGCTATGTGGGCACCGTGCCCAATGATGCCTCTGGCCGTGCCTCCCTGTGGGGCGATGTGGTCAAGCTCATCCAGGAGCTTGAGAAAATCCGTGCTGTTGAGAACTTTGACCCCGACACGGTGACCTGTGAGCAGGGTGACAAGAAAAAGGCAGTGCTGCTGACCATCAACGGCCTCAACATCATCAACGCCATGGCCCAGCTCTACATGAGCGTTATCATTCAGTAAAGGAGGATTGTGACACATGGCTGACAAAATCTCTATGAACACCCAGGATGCCGTGAGCGCCAACTTTGCTGAGTGCTTTGTGACGCTGAACGGCACCCGCTACTCCATGCTGATGGCCAAGGAGTTTGAGGGCAAGGCCTCCATCAACACCAAGGAAGTCTACCGTTTGGGCAATCCCGTGATCGGCCACAAGGCCCAAACCATTGCCCTGGCTTTCTCCATGACGGTCTACAAGTGCACGGAAATCTTTGACCAGGTGGTTGAGGACTTCATCAAGACGGGTGTGATGCCTACCTTTGACATCCAGACCTCCAACGATGACCCCGCCACCTCCGTTGGCCGGAGCACCAAGATTTACAACAACTGCGTGCTGGACGGTGATGTGCTGCTGTCTATGTTCAACGCAGAGGGTGACTTTGTGGAGCAGACCCTTGAGGGCTACTGCGACAGCTTCACCCGCCCCGAAAAGCACACCAACCCGTCCTATATGTAAGGGCGGCCAACTAAAGGAGGAAATCATCCATGAGTAACCTGTCCGCATTTATGCACGCCAATGTTGAGCAGATCGAAAACTACAAGTTTGCCGCCTCCCCCCGTTTCAAGGGGGAGAATGGCAAGCCCATGTTGTGGGAAATCTGCTGCATCTCCGCTGATGAATACGCCCGCATCCGCAACTCCTGCGTCCGGCAGGTGCCGGTGCCCGGCAAAAAGGGCCAGTACACCCAGCAGCTTGATAGCTACGCTTTCCAGGCCAAGGTGTGCGCCCGCTGCACGGTGTTCCCGGACCTGAGCAACGCAGAGCTCCAGAATGACTGGGGTGTTGCCAAGCCGGAGGAGCTGCTGGGCAAGCTGCTCATCGGCGGTGAGTTTGATGACTATGTGACGGAAGTTTTCCAGCTCAACGGTTTCAAGACTGAGAATGAGCTGGTTGATGAGGCAAAAAACTAATAGAGGACGGTGACCCAGAGGCCAGCTATGCACACTTCTGTCTGCAAAAGTTTGGCTGGGAGCCGTCCAAGTTTTTGAGCCTGCCCGTCAAGGAGCGTGCTTTTGTTATCGCCTCTATTGATGCCCGCTGTGCGGCGGAGCGGAAAAAAGAGGCGGAACTCAAGAACAAAGCAAAACGCAAATAAGGCTCCCGCCCTGAGCGATACAGGGCGGGAGCTTTTCCCAAGGTGGTGAAACTATGGCAACTATCAGATCGCAAATGGTCCTCAATGACGGGATGAGCGCCGTGCTCAAGAGGATAACCTCCGCACTTGACACTACGCTCAACGCCTTTGAGCAGGTCCAGCGTGCCTCTGGCAGAGCTGTTGATGCCACCCAGATTGCACAAGCACGCTCCCAGCTTGTGGGAGCAAATGCCGAAATCCAGGAGATGGCGGACGGCTACCGCAGAGCCGCAGAGCAGGAGGAAAACCTCAACCGAGGCCTCCGCACCGGCGGCTCCCTGGCAGATGGTATGCTGGGCAAGGTCAAGACCCTGGTGGCCACACTGGCCGCCGGTGCCGGGCTCAATAAGCTCATCGGCCTCTCTGACCAGATGACCGGCACCACCGCCCGCCTGTCTTTCCTTGTGGATGACGGCGGCAGCGTGGATGAGCTGGAGGCCAAAATCATGGCCTCTGCCCAGCGCTCCAGAGCTGCCTACCTTGGCACGGCATCTGCTATTGCCAGCATGGGCGCAAACGCTGGAGCCGCTTTCAGCTCCAACGATGAGCTCATTGCTTTTATGGAGCAGGTCAACCGCCAGTTTACCATTGGCGGCGCATCCGCCCAAGGGCAGGCGGCGGCCATGCTCCAGCTCACCCAGGCAATGGCAGCAGGCGCTCTGAGAGGCGAGGAGCTAAACTCCATCCTTGAAAATGCGCCCGGCATCGCCAGAGCCATTGAGCAGTACATGGGCATTGCAGAGGGCTCCATCAAGCAATATGCCCAGGAGGGCCAGGTCACCGCCGAGGTGGTCAAAAACGCCCTTTTCTCTGTGGCAGATGAAACCAACGCCAAGTTTGAGAGCATGCCCATGACCTGGGCGCAAATCTGGACCAACATGCAAAACCGGGCGCTCCAGACATTGGACCCCGTTCTCAACAAGCTCAACAAGCTGGCCAACAGTGAGCAATTCAGCACGGTGGTGGATGGGGCCTTGAACGCCTTGGCCACCATCACGGCCCTTGCCTCCGGCATCCTTGATGTGTTCGTCAACATCGGCTCTGCCGTGGTTGATAACTGGTCTGTGATTGAGCCTATTGCCTGGGGCCTTGTGGCTGCACTTGTGGCCTACAACGCCGTGGCGCTCATCACTCAGGCCATCAATGGCGCTGTGGCGCTCTCTGCTGGCGTGAAAGCGGCGGCAGAGATGATGAGCACTGGGGCAACCTTTGCCGCTACGGCGGCACAGTACGGCCTCAATGCGGCCCTGCTGGCCTGCCCCATCACCTGGATAGTGGTGGGGGTCATCGCCCTTGTGGCGGGCATCATCGCCCTGTGCAACTGGATTGCTAAGACCACCGGCGTGGCGGCCACGGGCTTTGGAGTTATCACCGGCGGCATCAATGTGGCCATTCAAGCCGTGTGGAACGCCATGCTTGTGGTGGCCAATGTGGCCATTGGCATCTGGAACGCTCTGGGTGCCTGCTGCTCCAACATCGGCACCGCTTTCCACAATGTCATCTCCAATGTGCAAGGCTGGTTTTACGGCCTGCTGTCTACCGCCCTCACCGTTGTAGAGGGCATCTGTGCGGCTTTGAACAAGCTGCCCTTTGTCGAGTTTGACTACTCCGGCATTTCCGCAAAGGCGGATGAATACGCCGCAAAATCGGCGGAGGCCTATAGCAGTGTTGAGGAGTACCAGAACATTGGGGACGCTTTCACCAAAGGCTACAACACCTTTGACACATTCACGGATGGCTGGGCCTCTGATGCTTTCAAGGCCGGTGCATCGTGGGGTGACGGTGTGGCTGATAAGGTGAGCAGTTTCTTTGACTTCGGCGGAGGCGGCACCGGCGGCACGGACCTTGGCAGCGGTTTTGACCTGAGCAGCATTGCTGACAACACCGGGCTGACCGCCGACAATACCGGCAAGACCGCTGATGCTCTGGCCGTGACAGAGGAACAGCTTGAATACCTGCGGGACATCGCAGAAAGGGATGCAATTAACCGTTTCACCACCGCAGAGGTCAAGATTGACATGACCGGCATGACCAACAGAATTGACGGCAGTGCTGATCTGGACGGCGTTATCAGCCAGCTCACCGAGGGCTTTACTGAGGCGCTGGTCACCGCTGCTGAGGGGGTGCACGCATGAGTTATTCCTGTTACCTGGGTGGTGTGGAGTGGCCCACTCCCGCCAAGCTGACCGTAAAAATCAAGGGCAAAAATAAGACGCTCACGCTGCTCAATGAGGGTGAGATCAATTTCCTCCGCACCCCTGGGCTGAGTGAGATCGTGCTGCCGGTGACGCTCTCAATGCTCACCGGCAGCCGGTCCCCGTCCTACTACATGGGCGTGTTGGAACGGCTCAAGACCTCCAAGGGCACCACCCAGTTTATTTTGGTGCGGCGCTCCCCGGATGGACGGCGGCTGTTCGACACCAACATGACCGTGAGCGTGGAGGACTACAACATCACGGAGGATGCCAAGGAGGGTCTGGATGTCAGCGTGGACATCAACCTCAAGCAATGGCGCTCCTACGGCACGAAAACGGCCAAGGTCGAACAGCCCAGCACCGACACGGGCAAGCAGACCGTGACCGTGGAAAAGGAGCGGGATGCCAGCACGGCTCCCTCCGCTAAGACCTACACCGTGAAAAAGGGTGACACCCTCTGGGCCATCTCCGCCAAGTATTATGGCGCTGGGGCCCAGTACACCAAAATCTACGGGGCCAACACGGACAAAATCAGCAACCCCAACCTCATCTATCCTGGGCAGGTGCTCACCATCCCATGAGCTATGAGCTGCTGATACAACATGGTAGCAATATCATGTACCCACCCACGGTGGAGGGTGTCACCATTGAGTGGGAACGCAAAGGCCAGCCGGGCAAGCTCACCTTTGAGGTGGTAAAGACCCCAGGCCTGAGCTTTCAAGAGGGGGACCCCTGCCGTTTTTCCGTGGACGGCGCCCCCGTCTTTTATGGCTTTGTCTTTGAGAAATCCCGCAAGGGCAACAACCCCAATGTCATCAAGTGCGTGGTGTATGACCAGCTTTATTACCTCAAGAATAAAGATACCTATGTCTACACCAACAAGACGGCCTCTGAGGTCATCAAAATGGTGGCGGAGGACTTCCAGCTCAATGTGGGAGAGCTTGAGGACACGGGCTACAAGATCGCCAGCCGTGTGGAGGACAATCAAACCCTGTTTGACATCATCCAA